GTCGCGGAGGTCGGGGCCTGCTTGTAGCGCAGGCGAATGCCCTGCAACAGAAGGACGGCATCATCGTCGCCAACGTCGCCGGTCTCAAAGCTGGAAGCATCCGACGCGCCGGTCAGAGACTGCAACTGGTTGGAGGTGTTGAACACCGAGAAGGCCCGGCCACCAGCAGACCAAAAAGGCGACTCAAAGCCCACATCAGGTAGGCCGTCCATCGTTGCGCTCACCGTCGAAAGCGTGTCGAAGGTCAGGCCGGACGACACGTACTCCAAAGCCGCTTGGATCGAGCGATTGGCCCTGCCCCAGCGCTTGGATTTGACGTGGTACACCAGACAGGAGTCCAGCGAGCTAGAAGCCCTCGACGGGTAGAAGATCAACACCCGATTGGTTGGGCGGTCGTAGGCGCAGACAGTTTTGTACTTGAAGGCCTGATTGCACTCCAGCGAGAACCACTCACGCAAAACACCATCGGCAATCGGCACAGGGCGCGAGCCATCGAACAACCAGAAGTTGTCCTCACCAACGAAGAAGTGAACGCCGTCAACGTCACAGAGCGCGTTCTTGCCGACGCATCCGGCATTGCCACCAGAGACTTGCGTCCAGTCCCAGACCACAGGAGCGCCGACATATTGCCCAAGGTAGATCGAGCGGGCTTTGTAGGCCACCGCGTATTCACCCAGCCGCGCACCAGCAGTCAGAGGGCCAGGCGTGGACACCAAGCGGCCAGAGTTTGCTTGCGTCGTCGTGCTGGGCGTCCATGTGGTGTCATCGAACACCCCGCAGCAGTGCCAGCCGTCGGGCTTCTCTGCTCCATCGTTGGTGTTCAGGGCCATCACGAAGGACCCGACTGAGAACACAATCTCAGCCTTCGGTGCCCCGGCAATGTCGGCAAACCCCGCAGTCGTGGACCTCTGGATCACATCGGCGCGGTTCGCCATCAGCGTAGCGTCACCGAACTGGGTGATCGACCATGCCGACTCAGTGCCCCCGGTGTAGTCGCCGCCAGTGGTGCGGGTCCGGTCGGTCCACACACCACCTGAGAGCTCGTAAATCTTGGTCTGAGTCCCAGCGATCACGCGGCGCGAGTTGTCCAGCTTCGTGACCACAGCAGCACCTTGGCAGGCAGCAGCCAGAGCAGGCACACCAGAGGGCGTGACAGCCGTAGGCCCGCCCTCCATGCCATTCAGTGTGGGCACAAGGTTGGAGCAGTCGGCCAGAACCCCCGGCGTGGTGAGTTCTGCGTCAGGAGCAAAGCCGGCAATCGGGGTCATCGTGCACGAATCCTCAACGGTGAGCCGCTGCTGTTGGACTTCTGGTCTTTGCCCGTCAGGCTCTGCACCGTGGCCTTGTACAGAGCATCAAAGCGCGTTGCGATGGCGTCGTCCTGCACGAAGATGCCGGCATGCACCAGCGAGCGCCACAGGTAGACGCTCGGGTTCTCGGTCAGCAGCCAATTCGTCGGCATGACGGACAGCGCAGGAATGCGGGCGTGGTAGCTCACATCCAAGGTGATCGGGTCAAGCTGGGTCGGGTTCAGCAGCAGGCGACGGCCTTCGATGCTGTACTCACGCACATCGCCGGTCCAAGTGTTCTGCGACCGGATCACATCGGGCGGCGCGTACTCCAGCGGCTCGCCTTGGTACTTGATGTAGACGAACTCCAGCCAATCAGCGGGCAAGGTCACATAGTCCTGGCCGGCCACTGTGGTAAGCGTCGTGACGGTCGGGCGAATCCGCACATCGTCGGCAATGTCGGACTCAGCCAATGCGATGAAGTCGGGGATGACAGGGCCGAGGTCGGAGCGCGAGAGCCAGTTGGCAATGCTTGCCTGAAGCTCGGTGTAGTTCGACAGGGCCATGCTTACTTCCTGGTGCCGAACAGCGTCTTGTAGTAGCCGTCAAACTTCACGAAAGCAGGCCGCTCGCGGAAGTAATCAAGGATGGCTTTGTCACGCTCGGCGCGGTCTTTGATCTGGCTGATTCGGGCGTAGGAAACCGGGTCGATGGTCCCCACAATGCGGCCTTCACCCCAGCGCTTGCCCTCGGTCTGCTGGCGGGCCTGCGCGGCTTCCCGCAGGATCGGCTCGGCGTCGAAGGTCTTTTGCAGAACCAGCCCGCCATCGCTTTCAAAGTGGAACTGAGTCCGAACGCCGTATTCGTTGACGCCTTCGTCAATCGTGACGCTCTCTGTGTAGCCTTTTTCCATCTCGTTCGCCCATGAAAAAGGCCCCCGGGGTTAGCGGGGGCCTTGGTTTGAGTGGTAGACCGTTAAGTTAGGTCACCGATCAGGGGACAAGGTTGTCGATTTTGAACTGGGCCACTTCCGAGCGCACGCGCAGGGTGGCATCGACCAGCACCTGTTCCTTGATGCTGTCGCCGGTCTTCGCCAGGGGCGAGGACTGGAACGGGCGCAGGTAGGCAATGTCGATGTAGTCGGTGTTCAGACCCAGCACGTAGTCGGCACCGGCCATGATGTAGTGCGGGACCACTTCGAGGTTGCCGAAGTCGCTCACGTACACATCAGCACCGCCGATGATCTTGCCCTGCTTGGCACCTTGCACGGCCACACGGTTGGCCGCGATGCCGACGAAGGCCGAGAACAGCACCTTGTGAGCGGGCGACATGACCACTTGGGGCGGGGTTTCGCCGCAGGTGGTGTAGGTCTGCTGCACAGCGGTCTTGAGCAGGGCTTCGGTGAACGTGCGGTTGGTGCCAGCGGTCAGGGCCGTGGTGGCAGCGCCAGAGGTGTGGGCCGGGGTTGCACCAGCGCCACCGTGCAGGGCGTTGGTGTAGATCAGGCGGCCCAGACCAGCCAGCTTGCCGGCGTTGGTGCCGTTGTCGGCCACAGCCACGTTCTTGGACAGCACAGCGGCTTCCATGTCGCGCTGGAGTTCCTTGTACGCCTTGGCCTTGTGGTAGGCCAGCGCGGACTTCATGCCAGCCTTCTTCACCTTCTCGGCGCGGCCAGAGACCTGGATCACGTCATCGAAGATTTGGCAGGTGTTGGCAACACGCGAGGGCGGGGTCTTGGCGGTGGCCACGGCGTCATCACCGTCCAAGGCAGCGTTGTCCTTGTCGGGCGCGCGCAGGGCGTCACGCTGCCACTCGTGGAACGTGTTCTCAGCGGTGGCGGTGCCGGATGCAGAGATGACCGGAGTTTGCTCCGGGTTGGTCATGGTGATCTTGTCGATCAGGTCTTCGCGGACGTTGGTGCCAGCGGTGACGCGGGTATAGGTATTGGTAGGGATTGCCATTTAGGGCTCCAGATTCAGGTGTTTTCGAGGAAGGCGGCGAGATCGCCCAACTTGGCCTTGCCGGATGCAAAGCGGTTGTTCAGGGTTTTCATGCGCTGCTCGTTTCGTGGCACGGACTGGCGCGGGGTCGGAAGCGGCGGCGCTTTGGCGGCTTGCTTCGTGACCTCGGCTTTCTTGGCTTTCAGCTCCCGGTAGGCGATGGCGTCTTTCAGGATGAGCGCTTCAAGCGCGTGTTCAACACGGCTTGCGATCTGCTCCATTGGTGCGCCGTAATGGGTTGACGCCTTGGTCACGAGGTCTTGCAGGACAGGCTTGGTAATGCCATGCCCGGCAAGCTCTTGCCATTCATGCTCAAGCGCCGCTCTGCGGTTCTGCTCTTGCATTTGCTCGCGCTGGGCTTGCTCACGCTGGAGGCCCTGCTCGATCTGCGACAACACACCTTGCACAGCGCGTTCGCGCTGCTGCTCTTGCACCCATGCTGCCGGGTCCGTCTGGGCCAGCAGCGCCATCTCATCGGGAGACTTCAGGCCCGCGAGTTGGGCAATCGCAGCGCGTGCCATCTGCGCCTGCTGCACGTAATGGCTCTGCACCTCTTCGTGCTTTTTCGCCAGCACCTGCGTGATCTCGCGTTCCCGATTGCTCAGCTCCTGCGTCTTGCGGGTGTAGTCCGCATGGCGCTGGTAACCGGCGATGAGTTCTTTCTCGTCAACCTCAAGGGTTTGATCGGCACCGTCCTCGCCTTTGACAGTGACTTTCACTTTGCGAGAGCTTGGCTGCTCGGCGTCCTCTTCTGATGACTCTTCGTCATCTTCGGCAGGGCTCTCGTCTGCGTCCTCTTCAGACGCATCGGGTTCTGCTCCCTCTTCTTCCTCAAATGCGTCGGCCTCAGGGTTATCGACGAGGAAATCAGCGAGGTCGTCCATCGTTTCGGGGGCCTCTTGGCCTTGTCCGGTCAGTGACATTGCAGTGCTTTCATAAGCTCCAATGAAAAAGGCCACCCGAAGGTGGCCTCATATCGCGGGGAGCGTTCCGCGTTATCGCGTGAAGGCGCGGCGCATCACTCGTGCGCCCATGCTTTCGTTTCGTTCGTTCTCCAGATCAATCCGGTGCTGCGCGAGCTTGCCGGCCTGGATGTAGCCGCTCAGAAGTCCGTCGAACTTCTCGGCCAGCTTGGCGAGTTGCAGAAGAAGCCGCTGTCCCTCCACATCACGAACGGGGCATTCCTTCCATTGGGCGACGATCTGCTCCTTAAGCCCGGCCATCGCCAGCTTGTAGGCTTCGTTTTCCAACACATCACCAGCCAGGCGGGCGATGCGGACTTGATCGGTGTCGCTCATGCGTTGATCGCTTTCTTCATGGGGTGCCACATGCAACTGCGCATGGCTTTGCCATCGTTGAACTTGCTGGTCACGACTGCGCCGGCTGCGTCAGTGGTGAACGCTGCCGACGAAGCCACCAGCGATTCATTGCCGGCTGCATCGCGGTGCACAAAGT